GGCTTTATCTTGGAACAAGAGGAGCAAATGATGCTCTTACAATTTTAAACACAGGTGCAGTAACATTATCAAATTTAGCAGGAACAGGAAGCAGAGCAGTATTGGCAGATGCTAATGGTTTATTATCAGCTCCAGTTTCAGATATTTCAGTAAAAGAAAATATTAAATCAATAGGCTATGGATTAAATGAAATTGTAAAAATGAATCCTGTTTGGTTTGACTTTGTAGATGATTACAAAAACTTTGGCGAGGGCAGACAGAACGGAAATATTGCACAAGAAATGAAAGAAATAATACCAGAGGCGGTATTTACAACTCCTTCAACTGGGAAAATGGGTATTAATTATGACCAATTACACGCCGTATATATAAAAGCAATACAAGAACTTACAGAAAGAATTAAACAATTAGAAAACAAATAAAATGAAACTTACAATAAAACTAATAACTCATAACGGAAATTTAATCGGAATATATAACAACAAATAATCATGAAGAACATTCAAGAAATCCCTACATGGGTAAAAGGTCAAGCCGTAACAGCTACCATTTTTAATTTACGCCCAATCGGTGGCGAATTATTCCAAAGCGCTAGTTTTTACTATGCTTTACTAGATAGTGACTTAGTTATGGTTGCAGATGGCAATTTAACGATGTCAGGCGAAGCTTATAACGAATGGAGTAATGATGATGAGTATGCGTATAACTATGCAGCTGAGAAGCTTAATTTAGTTATTACGGGGGATTATGTTGCTCCAGTGATTGATAATTCAGAAGGCATTAATAAAATAGTAACTGAAATGGCTGATATTTTAGATATTGAAGCTTCGGCAATTCATGAAGTTATTGAGCAGGTAGCTAATGAGCCAGTTGTAAAGGATAACTTGACAGTTGAAACCGATTCAGAAATTTAATTATATTTGTTAAAATAAATAACACTATGAAAACCAAAGAAGTAGAAAAAACAGAACCAGTAAAATTAAAAGTTGAATTGACAGTTCAGGAATGGGAAGCCGTTTTAGCGGTTATCGAGAACAGTACATCTGCTCACATTCAGGTAAAATCAGTTGCAGCGGAATTAGTTAAACAATTACAACCTCAGGTAAAAGATGACAAATAACAATGCTGATTTAGCAACTATTCTAAGTGTGTTTGGTGCGGTGGTGTCTATGGCTGATGTTCAGCCTGTAATAACAATGATAGCCTCTTTAGTGGCAATTGTTAGTGGAATATTTGCGATTAGGTATTATTTATTTGCAACTGAGAAATTAAAAAAATGATTAAAGACGGACTGATAGTATGTTTAATATTATTGTCCGTTTTTTTATTTTCGGTCAGGAAGCGTAGCAACACAATTACAACCACAAAAATTGATACTGTTATTAATACTAAAACTTTTGTTAAGTATCAAAAAGGCGATAAAATCACGATAAAAGTAATTGATACTGTGATTAACAGAGATACGGCTTACATTGTAAAGGATTACAACCAAGTTAAAGAATTTACAGATACGATTAAGCAAATGGAAAATGTGTATATTATTAAGGACACTATTAGCGGAAATCGCATACAGGGCAGGTCATTTAAAGCAGAAATCCAAGAAAAAATAATAACAGTTACAAACAATATAGAGATAAAGCCAAAAGCTGCCCTATATTTAGGCATTAGAAGCGATTTGAGCCAAGATATAGGAAAAGTTAATCATAACGTTACCTTAACGTTTAAAACTCGTAAAAAAGGTTTATTTAGCGTAGGTTATGGAATGAGTGGTTATTCAATCGGTTATTCATTAAAATTATAATTATGCCAATACCAAAACCAAGCGAAGGACAAACAGAGGAGGAATTTGTATCTGAATGCGTGGCGCAAATCATTAATGAATACGGCGAAGCAATGGCAGCCGCAATTTGTTATTCAATTTACAGAGAGTCATGAGGCAATTTTTTACTGAGGATAATGATAGGTTATCAATGAAGCGATTGTGTGGGTTTATTTGCGTGCTGGCTTTAGCAATTAAATTAATACATTCGCCAAATGAAACCATTATAATATCTGTTGCTACTTTAGCAGGAGCCGCATTAGGTTTTACATCAATTGAGAAAGTATTCAAGAAAAAATGAAACTATCAGAAAATTTAGATTTGTCAGAGGTTACCCGAAGCGAATCAGCCAAACGGCATGGGATAAATAACCAGCCGACTCCGGAGCATATCGAGAATTTCAAATTACTAGCCGAAAAGATATTTCAGCCTATTAGAGATCATTTTGGTGTACCTATCCGGATAAGCTCAGGCTATCGCAGTAAGGAGTTGAATGCCAAAATTGGGGGATCCGCATCTAGTCAGCATTGCAAGGGCCAGGCGATTGACATAGATCAGGATGGAACCTCAATTACAAATAGGCAGGTGTTTGATTTTATAAAAGATAATTTACCTTTTGATCAGTTAATATATGAATTTGGCGATGATGATAATCCTAATTGGGTGCATGTTAGTTTTAATAGACATGGATCAAGAGGACAGGTTTTAAAAGCATTTAAACTAAATAACCAAACTAAGTATTTTCCTTATGAATAAAACTGAATTAATGGCAAGCTATGTTGAAAGGTTCCCAAATCATGCGGACTTAACGATAGCTAAAAAAGCATATAAAGAAAACGTTTTAGTGTGGAAAGATTTGGAATCTGCAAGGTCATCTGTAAGGTCAGTTAGGGGAAAAGTGGGTTCATATAGCTCAAAGAATAAAACCTTTCACGTTGAGCCTACATTTAACTACAATCCCTATAAACTTCCCGAATCAGAGGAGAAAATAAGAGAGCCTTACATCTTACCATTAGCGGATAATAACATACTGTTAATTTCTGATTTGCATATACCATACCATAATATTAAGGCGATTACTTTAGCTTTAGATTATGGCAAAGAGCAAAAAGTAAATACGATTATTATCAATGGCGACTTAATTGATTTTTATCAGATGTCACGATTTGAAAAGGATCCGCGCAAAAGGTCTATTAAATTTGAGTTTGATAGCACAAAGGCTTTTTTAGTGATTCTAAGGCAGGCATTCCCAAATGCACAGATATATTGGTTAAAAGGTAATCATGACGTTAGGTATGAGCATTGGCTTATGTCTAAGGCTCCGGAGGTGTTTGATGATCCTTACTATAAATTAGAGGAAAGGTTAAGGCTAAATGAGGAAAGAATACATCTAATTGGGGATAAAACATTAGTAAAGGCAGGCAAATTACATATCCATCATGGGCATTTATTTTTTCGTGGGTTTATGGCTCCTGTTAATTCTGCTAGGGGATTATTTATGAAGGCAAAACAATCTACTATCTGCGGACACGTTCATAAAATCTCAGAACATACCGAAACTAATTTAGATGGAGAAATGACTACATGCTGGAGTACTGGATGCTTATGCGAACTATCGCCTGACTATTCACCATTTGCTAACAATTATGCTCATGGATTCGCACATATAAAGGTAAATACGGATAAAACTTACTCAGTAAAAAACTTTAGGATATATAATGGTAAGCTTTTGTAAGTCTTTAACCTGACTTTGGCACAGTAATAAGCATTTTTCATAAGTTAAAAGCATTTTTCAGGTTAGATTTTGAATTATAAAAATAATTTATTTATATTTGTAGCATGTACAGAGAGATATTAGAAAATTTAAAAGTTAATCAGGTAATGAATGTTTTTGCAAATGTTCAGGTATGGCGTAACAATGCCAGCCGGTTAAGTAAAGACAAAGGAAAGGTATTCCATATTAAAAATATGAAGGATCATACAATGATAATTCGGTTGGTTTAAAATATATTTTTTATTTTATTAGGTTATTAAAATAACTTTTCAGATATTTGATTCAGCAATTCAATACAGGGTTGCATAAAACTATAAAAAAATGAGAATTTACACAATTGCATTTATGGATGATGATTACAATGATTTAGTCATTAAGAACAAAGAGTTTAATAATTTAAAGGAGGCCAAAGCATTTGCAAAAGAGATTTTAGCCAACCTTTGTGATAATGATATTACAACATTTAGAATTTACTAACATGGAAATTATTATCTTTTTTATTGGAATGTGTGCCGTTATCATAGGAATGGCAGGTTTGTGTGATTACATAGCTAAAAAATACTAATATGGAAAAGCAGGAAAAAATAGAAACAGTTAAGATTGTAAGCAAAGATCAGGAGCAAACTGAAAAATTATTTACTGAGGATGATATGCGGAGGGCATACAGTTATGGAATGTTTGCCGTAACAACTGGCAGGAATTTTAAGGATTGGTTTATAAATTATAAAAGCAAATAAGATGACAAAACAAACAGCAGTAGAATGGTTGATTGATCAATATTGCAAAGGAAATTACCTTATTGAAATAGTAGAACAAGCTAAAGAAATGGAAAAGCAGCAGATTATTGATGCTTATAGATTTCCAAATACATTAGTAGATATGAGTTCAGAACAATACTATAACGAAACATTTAAAAGCAAATAAAATGAGTTTATTAGAAAGATTAAAGCCTGAGTATTTAAAAATTATTAGTGATCAAGAGGTTAAATATCCATTTTCAACTAATCAGGTGCAAATTGAGCTATCAGAAACTAATCATTGGATAGATTTGAAATATAGTACTGTTTTTTATCTATGCAATACATTAAGAATTTACGATTATTCCCCAAGCGCAATTGAAAAATTATTTATATATGATGAGGAGCATTAGCAGGACTGTTTATCCGGATGGTAGGGTAAGCGAATATCAGAACGGAGCGTTTATTAAATTAAATCAGGCTCCGAATACCAAAGAATTTAATAATTGGATTAACTTTATTTATAATTATGCCATACGTTGAGGATAAGATTGAGGATTTTGAGATAAAAGAAACTAGCAGGAGGCATTATCAGGTATTTTATAAATCGCCTACAACCGGTAAAATTTGGTCACAATTTACAGATGATCATGAATTGATACAAAACATAAAAGACGGCAAAGCGCTGATCAGTAATTTAAGAAAATTAAAATTTATTTGTAAACGATGAAAGCAATTAAGCAACTATTTAAGGATTACGGCATGGACTGCGATCTTGATGTAAACAATCATTTAATGTTTTATGATTTAGATGATAATATTATACATATTGACCATTTAGGAGAGGTTTTAATTGAGGAGTATTTTGATGGTACTATTCATGGATCAAAAGATAATGTACAGAGTTTAAATGGCAGAGATACAGTAACTATCTTATTTGAGGCTGATTACTCATTGGCTTTAGAAACAATTATAGATCATGAGAAGGAGCAATGACCTGGTAATATTCGGAATGCTGATTACGGCTTTCTGTTTATTAATTATAGTTATTTTTAACTTTATTTAGATTATTTTTATAACTTTGTATTATTAACCAAAAAAACATGGAAAAATCAGAAAAAATCAGCAACCTATCCAAAGCATTAATAGACTTTAATGTTAGGGTAACAAAAATCTCAAAGGATGCAAAAAATCCTTTCTTTAAATCTAACTACGCTTCACTGAGTAATATCCAGGATGCAATCAGCAAACCATTAGCTGAGTCAGGTTTAGTTTATTCGCAGATGCCTACCGGAGTAAATGGATTATGTACTATTTTAATTCATGCCGAGTCGGGGGAGTATTTAATGGATTCATTTATTATGCCAGTCAGTAAACCAAATGATCCGCAGGCCGTAGGGTCAGCCATTACCTATGCAAAGCGTTATGCTTTAGCAGGAATATTGGCTTTAAATATTGATGATGATGATGATGGCAACAAGGCTGCTGAAAAGCCTGTTATATTGCCTGTATTAATGCCAGGTACTGAGAAATGGGCAAAGGTATTGGAAGCCTTAAAGCAAGGTTATACAATGACTCAGATAAAGAGTAAAAATTCAATCAGCAAAGAGAATGAAACTAAGTTGTTAAACGAATTAGAACAAGCGTAATGATAAGCTCAAAAGATTTATTCTTTGACATAAGGTCAGAGGAATTAGAAACAATTTATGCACCTGATTTTACAAAGAAACAGGCAGAACAAACAGGCATTGATTTGATTAATAAACTGTTTGAAAATGGAGATCATACGCCAATACAGGTATATTCTAATATTGTTAGACTAAAGGCAGTAATAGATTCAGCGGATAAGGCATTTAGGGACCGTTTAAAACTAGTATCTGCGGATAGTTATAATGGTGTAACGTTCACGCCAAAGAACGGCGCCGAGAGCCTTAATTATGATGAGGATTTAGTTTATGCAAATTTAGAGCATAGACTTAAACAAAGGCTTGAATTGTTAAAATTAACTAGCAAATCAGATGAGCCAATATATGACTCAGAGGGTTGCGAGGTTCCTAAAGTCAGCAAAAAATATAATAAATCCTCAATTGTAATTACATTCTGATGGGAGTTCATTTAAAGAGGCCTGATATTAAGCCTCATAATCCTAAAAGGATTGCAGATGCTTTAGAGCTTGTATGCGGTCAGGGAATGAGTATAAATGATGTAAGCCGTAGAATGAGATTATCTGCTCCAAGTATTTGCGGATGGATGTCAAAGTATTGGTTTTATAAAAAGCCAAATAATCCTATAACAATTACCTTAAAATCAAAAGTATGAACCATAAAATTAACCAGGTTGAGGAGTTTTTAATGACCGGTCAGCCATTAACAGTATTGGATTGTTTTAATATGTTTAAAACATTCGAGCTTCGTAAAATAGTATGCCAGCTAAAAAACAAGGGCCTGAAGATAGGATCCGAATGGCAGGTAAATTTAAATACCAAATCACGATATAAAAAATATTATTTAATTAACTAAATTATTTATATATTTGTGGTGTTAGCTGACTTCGACATTAAGCTATTAGAAAACATTTATGCCCTTGTGGTGGATAGGAGTCGAAGCCTTGAAACCACAAGGGCATTTTAATTTAAAAGAAATGACAAAATTTAACGGGTACAGATCTTGGAATGAATGGAATGTTAGTTTATGGATTAACAATGATTACCAGCTATATTCTTATTGTAAGGATTTAATTAGGCATAATACCTTATCACACGCTACAAATATTTTCCTGAGAGAATGGGATAGCAAAACACCTGATGGAGCGATTTATAATAAGCTATGCGTTTATAATACTTTAAAGGAGTTAAAAAATGGATAAGATATCAAAAAATACATTTTATTTTAGTCATGACTATAATACCAGGAATGATGAAAAAATAAAAGAGCTGATCTTTAATTATGGAATGTCAGGGTATGGTATTTACTGGTCAATTATTGAGGAACTTTATCAAAATACGAACGTATTACATTTAAATTACGAACGTATTGCGTTTGAATTACGAGCTGATATAAGTAGTATAAAATCGATTATAAATGACTTTAATTTATTCGTTATTTCTGGTGAAAATTTCAGTAGTTTATCGGTACAAAAAAGGCTAGATGAGCGAACAAATAAATCAGAAAAAGCACGCTTAAGTGTAAATAAACGATGGTCCGATACGAACGTATTACAAACGAAATACGATAGTAATACTATAAAGGAAAGGAAAGGAAAGGAAAAAAAGGTAATATATACACCTTTGATCGATGAGGTAATTCTTTATTTTAATGAAAAAGGATACACTAAAGATTCAGCCATAAAAGCTTTTAATTACTATGAAGAAAATAATTGGAAAGATAGCCGTAACAACCAGGTTAAGAACTGGAAGCAAAAAATGCAGGGAGTTTGGTTTAAGGATGAGAACAAAATTAAAAATGAGCAATTGCCTGCTCACTTAACGAGGGTATTAAATTGATTAAGAAATTCAAAGATATTGCAGACAATTTAGAATTGATGCGCAATACAGGTAACCCTATTGGGGAACTAACCGGATTTAGTGACCTAGATAAAATTTACAGTATTAAACAGGGGTCATTTACGTTTATTCTAGCAGCTCCACATCATGGGAAATCTGAATTTGCATTTGAGTTAGCGTTTAATCAAGCTTATAAATACGGAAAAAAATCATTAATTTATTCACCGGAAACAGGATCAGTAGAGGATATTTATGCTGAGTTTATCCATAAATACACTGGAAGGCCTTTTTACAAGTCAATCCCCGGAGCAGTAGAGGATAAGGAATATTTCCAGGCGATTAATTACATAGATGAGATGTTTAACGTAGTGGATTCAGATGATAAAAGCTATTCAATACCTGAGATAATGTCACTTGTTAGGGATGAGAAAATAATAATAACGGATCCGTATAATGAACTGAGGCATGAAATGGGTAATTACAATGGCAGGCAGGATCTTTACATTGAAGATATTATTGGGGAGGTTCGCAGATATTGTAAGAAATTTCAAAAACATTGGATTATATCTTTGCATCCGGCGGCCCAGCAACCTCAAAAAGATGATAAAGGAAATTTGTTTTACGGAATGCCTATGGCTAGGGAAGCGGCCGGAGGTCAAGCCTTGTTAAGAAAAGCAATGACTTGGATCAATATGTGGCGACCTCCTTCCGGAATGAATGACCAAAACGGAATGCCGTATGAGGATAACGTTGTACTGATTAAAGTCGAAAAGGCAAAACCAAAAGGAGTAGCGGTTAAGGGGGAAATTAAGCTATTCTTTGATTGGAAAAAAAACAGATATTATCAATTTCCTAAACTTTACGCATTCGAACATGAAAAGTAATTTACAAATGGAGTTGGAGATTGAGGCTTACAACTTATATTTTCAAGACAAAATAAAGACCTCAGAGGCATTATTATCTTTTGCCGGTATAATCTGCCACATAGAGGGGGATGTATTCTCATATCGCATGAAACATGGCTTAAATGAAAAGATTCAGGAGGTTGTAGATAGGAATGAGAAATTAAAACAGATATATGATCATTTTTTTATATTATCTGAGCAGGTAGAGCAAATGAAAATGATAGTTGTGAAAAATAATGCTCGAATGTTACAGATGGAGTTAGATAGTGAAAAATTAACCAAATTATTAACCAATTACCAATCATGGGAATGACAGTAGCAGAAAAAAGCCTGGCAATGAGTTATATCCTCAGCCAGTTATTAACAGAGAATTTAGAGATAGTAATCCTGGAGGTAAAAGGAAAACCGGAGTACGGCCAGTTAAATGATAAGCTAATGAAATTAAAAGGAGCATCTAAAAATGCCTTTAGGATATTGGAAAAAAATACAGAGCAGTTAGATGATTTAAAAAATGATATTGAGGAGATATTAGGCAGGTTATGGGATTAAAGTATAAAAACATTAAAACAGTAATTAACGGAATTACATTTGATAGTAAAAAGGAAGCCGGATATTATGGTATTTTAAGGCTAAAAGAGAAAGCCAATTTAATTGATAAATTTGAGATGCAAGTCAGGTATGATATAGTCGTAAATAGCCAAAAGATAGGGTTTTATAAGGCTGATTTTGTAACCTATAAAAATGGCAAAGTTTTGGAGGTTATAGACGTAAAATCAGAAATGACAAAGAAACTTCCGGTATATCGAATGAAGAAAAAACTCATAAAGGCGATTTATGGATTTGATATTGTTGAAATTTAATACCTTTGAATAAATTACAGGCAAGGAGCAGGCAGAAAAAATCAATTAGCAGGCATAAAAATATGAAAGTAAAAATCTCAGCCATTAAGGCAAATAGTAAAAATCCTAGAGTAATAAAGGATGACAAGTTTAAAAAGTTAGTCAAGTCTATCCAGGAATTTCCTGAGATGCTCGAAAAGAGGCCTTTGGTTTGTTTTACAGATGTAGATGGTAAGTTTGTTGTATTAGGTGGTAATATGAGATTAAAAGCAGCGAATGAGGTTGGTCTTAAAGAAATACCTATTGTTTTGGCTGATGATTGGACTCAGGAGCAAAGGGATGAATTTTTGATTAAGGATAACGTTGGTTTTGGTGAATGGGATTGGGATCAGTTGGCTAATGAATGGGATGCGGATAAATTAGATGAGTGGGCCCTAGATGTTCCTAATTTTGACACTGAACCATTTGGAGATGATTTAATAGGAGATGAGAAAAATAAGCCTGCAACAATGAAAATAACCTTTGAAAATGTAGAACAACTGCAAGAAGCAGAAAATGATATTAGAGAATTAATAGATAGGAAATATAAAGGTGCTTATTTTTCAGTGTCAGCAGGAGAAATATGAAGTTAGAAATTGCATCACATAAAGCTATTAAATATGCTTGCTTAAATTTTCATTATTCAAAAGTTGTTCCAGCTCAATATTTTGGATATTCTGTTTTTAATGATAAGAATGAATGGTGTGGGGTAATATTATTTGGAGGTGGTGCCGGTGCATATATGGGTAGGCCTTTTGGTTTATTTTATGGTCAATATTTAGAACTTACGAGAATGGCTTTAAATGGTAAACAAGAAAGTACATCTAAGGCAATGAGTATAGCTATTAAATTAATAAAAAAATCTAATCCAACAGTTAGGTTATTAATTTCTTATGCTGATAAGGGACAAGATCATTTAGGTATTATTTATCAAGCAACTAATTGGTATTTTGTTGATGATATAAAAAGCAGTGGGGAGGAGGTTTTTTATAAAGGAAGGTGGTCACATAATAGGACTCCAAGTGCAAAATTAAACTCTCAGGACTATAAAAAACTAGAAAAAAGAAAAAAGCCAGGAAAATATAAATATATATATCCTTTAAATAAAAATATTTTTAGTTTATGTGATTTATTAAAAAAGCCTTATCCAAAAAAAATAACCTTACAAAATTGCAAGGTTATTAATGTGAGCGAGGTGGTAGAATCGAACTCCGATTTTAAGCTGGAAGCCTAATGTGTTACCATTACACTAACCTCGCATTTATACAAATGTATTAAAATAATAATGAAAAAACATACTAAACTATATTTAACATACTTTGGCTTTGACCAATCGGATTTTATTCCTTGCGAAGTTTGCGGATGCGAGGCGGTTGATATACATCATATAGAATGCAGGGGAATGGGTGGCAGTAAAGAGGCTGATAACATTGAAAATTTGCAGGCGTTATGCAGGGATTGTCATGTAAAATATGGAGATAAAAAACAGTTTAAAGAATATTTAAAGGAGGTGCATAATGAATACAAGCAGAGAGGAATTAATTGAGAGAGGGAAAAACACTCAATTTAAAAAAGGTGTATCAGGTAATCCTAAAGGAGCAGTAAAAAAAATACCAAGATTGGATGTTTTATTAGCTGATGTATTGGGAGAAGAGAAGGATGGAATTGAGGCGGCTAAGGCTATATTAATGGCATTAAGATCTAAGGCAGTTAAAGGAGATGTTCGGGCCGCTGAGGTATTATTAGATAGGGCCTATGGCAAGGCATCGCAAAACTTAACTTTAGATGGAGATATTAATTTCCGGGTCCCGGCTCCAAACGTTTACAATACTGCTCCGCCATTATCGCATAATGAGAACGAAATAGATGTTTAATTGCAGTCCGGTATTTTATGAGAATTATGGGGCAAAAGAAAAGGTTCTAATAAATCAGGGAGGTACGGCTTCAAGCAAAACCTACTCAATTATGCAACTTTTGTATTACAAGGCGGTCAATGAGCCTAAATCAGTAATTACAGTTGCAGGGGAGTCATTGCCAAACCTCCGCAAGGGAGCTTACAGGGATGCGGAAAGCATTTTTTCAGATAATAAATATCTTCAATCACAATTAAAGTTTTGGAATAAGACAGAGCGGATAATCTATTTTAAGAACGGCTCACTGATTGAGTTTGTGTCCTTTGAAAATGAGCAATCGGCAAAGAATGGTAAAAGGGATTATTTGTTTTGTAATGAGGCAAATGGTATAAGCTATCAGATTTATTGGCAGTTAGCAATCAGAACAAGAGGGCAAATATTTCTAGATTACAATCCAACTAATGAATTTTGGGCTCATACTAAGCTAATCGGTCAGCCTGATACAAAACTGATAATATCAGATCACCGACATAATCCATTTTTATCTGAGGATGATCACCAAAGGATTGAGGATATTAAGGAACTGGATTTAGAGCTATGGCACGTTTATGCTAGGGGATTAACAGGTAAAATAGAAGGAGTTATATTTAGGAATTGGGCCGTATGTGAAGCTATTCCTGAGGATGCGGAATTAATTAGCTATGGTATTGACTTTGGTTTTACAAATGATCCTACCGGCATAATAGAGGTTTACAAGTCAGCCGGAGAGTTGTGGGTAAATGAGATGTGTTATGAAACTAGGCTTACAAATATGGATATATGCCAAAAGTTAAGGGATTTTAAAGTAAGTCCGGATCATGAGATAATTGCTGATAGCGCTGAGCCTAAATCAATTCAGGAAATTTATGCTGAGGGGTTTAACATTCATGGAGCTATGAAGGGGCCAGATAGTATTAAGCAGGGAATAGACATATTGAAAAGGTATAAGATAAACGTTACTGCAAATAGCCATAACTTAAAAAAGGAGTTTTATTCATATATTTGGAAAAAAGATAAATTAGGCAAAATGCTAAATGAGCCGATTGATGCTTATAATCACTTAATAGATCCGCTAAGATACGTGGCGTTGAATAAGTTAGCATCTAAATTTGTACAGGAATATTCATTTGAATGGTAACTATGGGACTACTACAAAAGTTTTTTAAAGCTGATATTGAGAAAGCGGCTGCAAGTCAATTAATGGCTTTAATGCCGGGAATGCAAAGAGATGTAACGGCTAATCTTTACAATCAAAACGTTTTTGGCTGGATAGGTAACAATCAAGTTGTTTTAGACTTTGAGGATAAGGCAAAATTTGTAGATCAGGGTTTTCAAAAGAATGCAGATGTATATACCTGTATTGATATTATTAGTAAAAAAGTAGCTGAGTGCGCTTATGCCTTGTATGAGATAAAAGAGGGTGTTACTAAAAAGGATTTAAAGATATATGAGAATATGTCTATGGCTGAGGGTGCATCAGCTAAGATGCGGACATTGCAACTAAAAGAGCAGATGTTTAATCAGGTAGAAAGCAATCCAATTTTAGACTTATTAGCTAAGCCTAATCCGTTGCAGACATATGAAGAATGGATGACTGATTTGGCTGGTTTTTACCTTTGTACCGGCGATGGTTATATATTCGGAAATGGTAAAGATGAGGCAATGACTGAAAAGCAAATTTGGTCTCAGTTGTATTGTTTGCCAAGCCAGTTTGTTGAGATAATCTCAGGTGGGATGTTTGAGCCGATTAAGGGTTACGGTTTAACTTCAATTTATATTGATGAGATACCATTACCGGCCAGTCAGGTTGCGCATTTTAAATCATTTAATCCGGACTTTACGCTAACAGGCGCTCAGCTTTACGGACAGTCGCCAATTAAGGCTATTTACAGAAACGTATTAAAAGAGAATGAGGGAGATAATGAATTATTAAAGCAAATCCGTAACGGAGGCGCAATGGGTTTTATATCTCCGGATGGTAATGGCGCTGCGCTTACTAAAGATCAAATGAACTTGTTGAAAGAGAAAATAGTTGATGCCAAAAGAGGGGAGAGTTTAATGGATAGGATATTCCCAAGCTCAGGACCGCTTAAATGGACTCAAATTGGATTGCCATCAACTGATTTACAATTGATTGAATCCCTAAATATAGATACAAGAAAGATATATACTGCCTTTCACGTTCCTATTCAATTCTCAGGATCAGAGTCAGCCTCTACTGATAATAACATGGGTTGGGCCTCTAAGCAGTTGATTTATAATGCTACGGCTCCATTATCTCGCAAGATAAGAGATGCAATAAATAAATTTGTTTGTGAGCCATACGCAAAAGCATACGGAAAGAAATACTACTTTGATTTTGATTTTAGCAGCTATCCTGAAATGCAAGAGGATATGCAAAAGCTGACTGAGTGGCTGGCTAATTCATATTGGATTACTCCGGATGAGAAAAGGATTGCTCAGGGTTATGATAAGATAAGCACGCCGGAAATGGAGAAAGTTTATGTACCGGCTAACCTAGTTCCGATTGAGGATTTATCATTAGATCAGGCATATAACAATGCAACCATAAATGGCAAGTAGTGTAAAATATCACAAAACTTATTTAAGGCTTCATAGTGAATATGAGGAGTATGCCTATCCGCTAATAAAAAAAGCATTGGATGAGCAAATAGCTGCAATTACTGATTTTACAAATGAGGATAATTTTGATGATTTGCAGATATACATTCAATTTCTAGTAGATCAAAAACCACTATACATTGCTTTGGAGCGAATATATGGCAGGGTTGGTGTATCAGCTGCAACATTCTCATACGACTGGATTAGAAACTCGGTACCTAAAAGCAAGAAGGATTTTATAATAGATTTTTTCAATCCTCAGTGGTATATTGAGATGGTTGAGTATTTTAGATTAATCGGAGGCAATAAAGTAACAGGAATTGATGAGACAACTATTGATAAGATTAAAAACGTATTGGCTAATATATTGGGCCAAAATTTAAGCCGTAGAGATCAGGCAAAGTTATTTGAGCAAACGCTAAACGATCCGGCATTTAATCGTGCTAGGTCTTTAGTAATTGCTAGGACAGAGTCCACAACCGCCGCAAATCATGGGATTAATGTAGGCGCTGAAAGTTCGGATTATGAGGTTGCAAAGTTTTGGATTAATACAAAAGATAAACGTACAAGGCGTACTCACTTATTAATGACAAAGGAGCCGATTGCAATTAATCAGCCTTTTATAGTTGGTGGCGTTCCAATGTTATATCCAGGCGATCCATCTGCTCCGGCTAAGGAAGTTGTAAATTGCAGGTGTGTAATGGCTACTGAGGCAATATTAGATAGCGATGGTTTACCGATACTAAAGCCTAGAACACCGCCTTATTTAAAAGGGTAATTTGATATTTAAAAAATTAATATATTTGTAAGGACATGAAAGGATTATTGGAATATAAAAACTTTACGGCTGAGATTAAGGACATAGATGCAAAATCTATGACTGTAACCGGTTACTGGTCAAAATTCGGCAATGTTGATTATGATGAGGATATTATAGCATCAGGCGCAGCAAACAAAACGATTGCAGAACGTGGCCCGATGGGATCAAATGAGATATTCTTTTTAAATCAGCATAACTGGGCGCAACCACATGGAAAACCAACAGTATTGGAAGCTCAGGAGAAAGGGATTTACTTTGAGTCTAAGATAGCGCCAACATCATACGGCAAAGATGCTTTAGTATTATACGCTGAGGGTATTGTTGTTCAGCATTCAATTGGGTTTAGTACTGTAAAGGCTGATTACGATCAAAAGACAGGCATCCGTACAATCAAAGAAATTAAGTTATACGAGGGGTCAAATGTTACATTAGGAGCAAACCCCGAAACACCATTTACAGGGTTTAAATCTTTAACGATGGTTGAGATTAACGATCAAATCAGTAAAATGATTAAACTATTGAAAGATGGAAGTTTAACAGATGAGGGTTTTGGTAGGTTGGAGATAGCATTAAAGCAATTTCAATTAGAGGCGTTCACATTAGGAAAAAATTCACTATTAACTGAGGAGCCGGCAAAGGTCACTCCGGAGGCTGATGAGCCGAATATATTAACAGAATTAATAAAACATTTACAAAGATAAAAATGGAAAATTTAGAACAAAAGGCTCAGGATTTGCTAAATGCAAACAAGGCGCAAACATTAGATGAGGCGAAGGCTATCATCACAAACGCAATCAGCGAAGCTACAAAGGCAGTTGATGCAAAGTTAGAGGATGCGGTTAAGTCTGCAAACGTTCGTATTGATGAGATGGACAAGGCATTGACTGAGGCTAAATCTGAAAACAACAGAATTAAAATGGAAGCTAAGGCATCTGCTCCGGTATCTTTCAATCAGGCGTTTCAAAATGCTATGGATGAGAACTCTGATAATTTAGAGAAGTTCCGCAGAAAAGAGATTAAGCAATTTGCAATGGAGTTAAAGACAGTTGGAGATATGTCATTATCAAACATTACTGATCTTTCAGCTGCAAACGTTCAGATGCTACCTGGTATCCTTCCAGCTGCTCCACGTAAACTACATGTTCGTGCATTATTGCCAACTGGAGTTATGTCTACATCTGCTATCCATTACTTACAGGAAACTGGTAGTGAAGGTTCTGCCGCTGCATGGTTGGATAATTCAGGTTCTAAGGCTCAAATTGATTTTGATTTAACTGAGCAGGTTGCTCCATCTGAATTTATCGCCGGTTACCTTCGCATTACTCGCAAGGCATTGGATGATATTTCAGCAATGAGATCATACCTTCAATCTCGTTTGTTAGAGTCTTATTTGGATGCTGAGGATAATCAATTGCTAAACGGAAATGGAACATCTCCAAATCTAGGTGGTTTGATTACAAACGCTGAGGCTTACACTGGATTCAGAACTATTCAAGTTGAGAAATTGATTGATTCAATCGCTCAAATCGAAAGCAACAATCACTCAGCAAATGGTATCTTGTTAAGTCCTGAGCAGTATTATGCTTTGCTACTTACTAAAGGAACTACAAACGATTACACATTGCCAGGATTAGGGGTTGTAAATTCAATCAATGGTCAAATGTTTATCTCAGGTATTCCAGTATTTAAATCAACCGCAATGGCTGATGATAAATATCTAGTTGGAGATTGGGCGAAAGGTGCGCAGTTATTCGTTAGAGAAAATCCAATTGTGAGATTCTTTGAAGAGGATGGTACTAACGTTAGAGAGAACAAGATTACAGTACGTGTTGAGGGTAGAGTTGCATTGCCAATCTACTATACTGATGCTTTTGTAACTGGTTCTATGAATGCAAATCCAAGTTAAGACTATTTTGGTTAATAGGTTATAAGGTGGAAAGAGCCTGTCATTAATTTGGCAGGTTTTTTTTATTTGTATATGTTATAAAAATAATTTACTTTTGTGTTATAGTCAGGTGGCGGAATTGGTAGACGCTTAATTTGTGAGACTAACAGCGAAGGATTGTAGACGTACATGAATCGCCAGTGATTGTTAGCATACAGGTTCGAATCCTGTCCTGACTACTTAATTTAAAATTATGTTTAAAGCAATTTTTACAGGTCAAGAGGGATTATACAAAAATAAAGAGTATGAGATTAGGATTGGCGTTATAAATGGCTGGATTCATGTCCGTAGAAAGTGCGGAGCTGGCAGAGTTAATTATCCATCAATATTAGACTTTTTGAGAGATTGGGATCAAATCCGTAAAGTATGACACATAAAGAAAAAGCAAAAGAATTAGTAGATAAATTTGATAATGCTATGGAGTTTTATACACCTGCAAGATATGCTAAACAATGTGCATTAATAGCAGTTGATGAGATATTACAATTACGAAAAGGATATTTTTATTGTATTAATCCAATGCAAGATGAAAAATATTGGCAAGAAGTTAAACAAGAAATAGAAAATTTATGAGAATATTCCATTTAGGTTTATGTGTTGGGCCTCCGCCTTTTGATTCAATGCGCAAAGCCTTTTTAGCTAATTGTACTGATTACATTGAGTTAAGTACTGGAGAACAAGATGTAAACCAAAAGGCTATTAATATGGCAAAAGCATTTAAGCCTGATATCATATTTATGCAAATCCAAGCCGAAAACATAATCCATATTGAAACAGTAAAGGAGTTGAAAAAAACAGGCGGTTTCATTATTAATTGGAATGGAGATATTAGAGAAAGGACTCCGCAATGGATGATTGATATGGCTCCGCATATTGATAGGACTTTATTCAGTAATTTAAGAGATGCTAAAAATGTGGTTAATGGAGGGTATTTAGAGATAGGTTATGATCCGGATATTTATAAGCCGGAGGGGGATAGTTTTAATTTGCCGGAGATTGGGTTTTTTGGTAATAATTACGGATCGGCAAAGTTTCCTTTATCTAGGATGAGGATTCAAATGAATAATTTACTGCTAAAGCATTTTAGAGGCCGCTACGGAGTTTATGGCAATAATTGGATAAATAGCGCAGGTAACTTTAATAGCAGTCAAGCTGAGGAGGCTAAGGCTTACAGAGGTATTAAGATAGGGATTAATTTAAGTCATTTTGATGAGCCTAAATATTCAAGTGATCGGATTTATAGGATAATGGGTTCGGGGTGTTTATGCCTAGCTATGGAATACGCTGAGATGCCATTTATAGATGGTCAGCATTTAAGAACTTGGCAAACATTTAGGGAGTTGATTGAGTTGATTAATTACTATTTGGAGCATGAGGATGAGCGTAAAGAATTAGCGTTAAAAGGTCAGCAATTTGTTAGAGAAAATTATACATTTGACAAAATGGTTAAAAACATAATAAAGGAATATGAGCAAATATAAAGTACTAGGATTCATGACTATCCACTACGCTGGGGACTATTTAAAAGAGTCTTTGCTATCAGTTGTGGATAATGTAGATAAAATGGTAATAGCTTACAGTAAGCAACCTTCTCAGGGTCATGGAACTAATTTACAATGTCCGGATAGTGAGGAGTACATTTATAATATTTGCAAAGATGTTTTAGGGGATAAAATGATTTGGGATAGGGCGGAGAGATACGGCGCCGAAAATGAGCATAGAAATGTAAAGTATAAATACTCAGCTGGTTTTGATTTGGTGCTAACAGTTGATTCAGATGAGGTTTACAAGTCTGATGAGTTATATGCTAGTTATGATTATGCCTTTAATAATGAGGAACGATTTTATGGTATTGATGGTTTTATAAACTTTTGGAGGTCTTTCAATCATATTTGCTTAGATGGGTTTAGGCCTATAAGATTGGAAAATTTGCATAGGCAAAACAATAAACAAAACCTAAATTTAAAGCAAACTATTTATCATTTCAGCACCTGCCAGCCGGAGCCTATCATGAGGTATAAATATTTGGTGTTTGGTCATGCTAATGAGATTAAAAAGAATTGGCTAGATGATACCTTTTACGCATGGACACCTGATAACGATATTAAGGATTTACATTGCGTTTCATACAATTTATGGGATACTATACCATTTGAAAAAAATGAGTTGCCTGAAAGCCTTAGAATGCATCAAAACTTTAATAAATATTTTATATGAGCGATATGGATTATGCAAAGGAAATTAGAAAGCACGTTGATATTTTAAATGAGTTGATAAAAGAGGCGGAGGGTAATGGATTAGATATTGTAATTTATCAATATGCAAAAATGGTTGATCACCAATTGCAGGTTAAAATTACCAAAACAACAGATTTATGAGATACGCCGCAATTATAGTTGATGATCGGGTTGAGATAGCTAAAAAAGCTATTGAGGAGCATGAGAAGTTTTTGCCAAAGGATTGGGAAATTATTCATATTCAGCCTCCTTATGAGGGGGGTATTTATTCGCTAAGATCGCCGTTAAGCTATAACAATGTATTAACTAATCGATCATTTTGGAGGGGTTGCGTTTATAAAAGAATTTTAATCTTTCAGCATGACTCAGGTTTATTAAAGTCAGGCATTGAGGAGTTTTTAAAATGGGATTATATTGGGGCATGGATTGAAAAAATACCTGGTTGTATGAATGGAGGGTTAAGCATTCGAAATCCAAAAGTTATGTATGAAATTTGCTCTAAATATCCATATAGAGGTATGCAATTAGATGGGAATGAGGATATATACTTTTGTAATTCGATTCGCAAATTAGGGATTGAGATGCCGGACAAAGAAACCTGTAATAAATTTAGCGTAGAAACTGAGTTTGAGTTTGGCTCATTAGGCTATCATGCTATAAATAAATATCATAAACAGTATAAAAAAATATTAACTCAGTATGAGAACATTAATAAAAAAAAATAATTATTATACTGGGGAGGTGTATGAATGGAATTTACCAACCGGTACTACGTGTCCTTTTGCTATGGAATGCAAAGTTACAGTTGATAGACTGACTGGTAAATTTGACATAGACAAAGGACAATATAGATGTTATGCTGCAAGCGCTGAAAGATTTCCTGGAGTTAGAAATAGCAGATGGGAAAATTTTGAGTCTGTAAAAAATAACATTAAACCCGTTATACCAAATAAATGTAAATCAATAAGGATACATTCAAGCGGAGATTTTTTTAATCAAAAATACTTTGATTTATGGTTAGAAATAGCAAGGGAAAATCCTGAAATTGAAATGTGGGCATATACAAAATCTTTAAATTATTGGGTAAATAGAATTAATGAAATACCTAAAAATTTAATTTTAACTGCAAGTTATGGCGGAAAATTAGATAATTTAATAAATGAGTTTAATTTAAAAAATGTTAAGGTTTATAAAAGCATTGGCGAGGTTGAGGATTTTAGACCGATTGATAATAATGATGATTATGCAAGGATGCCAAATATAAATTTTGCTTTGTTAGATAATATGTTAGTTTCAAAAAAAAATAAAATAATATGAGAGTAGTTAGGTTTTTATGTAATATAGTTGTAGCTGGATTGGGTTTATTGGCTTTTAGCTTTTTAGTTTTGGCGGTGTTAGCGTTGATTAAATATTTATGGTAAATCTTTACACTTCGTTTTATCAGGATAAAGATGCAAAAAGGCAAAAGGAGTTATTATACTGCTTAAACCAAAATATCAAAAATCCGCTGATTGATAATATATTTTTAATTGTTGAGGGTGAGGTAAAATTACCGGTATCAGATAAGCTTATAATTGTTAATGCTAATAGGCCGACATACAGAAATTTCTTTGATTTGGTTAATGATACGGCTACATCTCCAAACTCAATTTCAATAATTGCAAATAGCGATATTTATTTTAATGATACTTTAAAGTTAGTTAATTTAAAGGATAGGCAATGTATAGCTTTGAGCAGATGGGATAAGCGCAAAGATGGGTTAAGGCTACACAATGAAAGGTTTAGTCAGGACACTTGGATATTTAAAGGTAAAATTAGAAATGTCAGATTTTGTGATTTTTATTTAGGTATTCCGGGTTGTGATAATAGGATAGCATATGAGTTAAATAGAGCAGGTTATAGGTTATTTAATCCAGCTAATGCTATTCAGTCAATCCATTACCATCAAACAGATTTACATAATTACGATCATAACACGCCAAAGATTCCTAAACCTTATTTATACATCAATATAATATGAAAATTCTATTAAGTCCGGGAATATATTTACCACATCAAAGAGCAGGCTCAGAGATTTGTTTGCACAGGATTTGCAAGTATTTAATGAGCAAAGGGCATGAGGTTAAGGCAATAACTAGGTATCCTAAAGATTACAGTTATGAAGGAATAGATATTTATGCTCAGGTTAAGGACTACAAAATATGTCATAATAATTTATGGGATTGGGCAGATTTAGTGTTTTGCCAATTATCAGGCACTTATTATGCTATGAACAAACAAAGGCTAGTAAATAAAAAGATAATTAATTTCACTCATAACAATGCCGGCTATCCGCAGGTAGATATTCGTAAAAACGTTTATACGGTTTATAATACAGAACAAGCAAAAAAGGAATTAAACTATAATCAAGAAACATTTGTTTTACATCCTCCAGTTGATTATAGGGATTTTAAAGATGTCGATACAAGCAAAGCGGAATATATTACACTAATAAACCATAATGAAAACAAGGGCGGAAAAATATTAATTGAAATTGCAAAGCGGATGCCTAACCATAAATTTTTAGCGGTGCAGGGCGGTTACTATCCGCAGATAACGGATGCAAAGGTTAAAAATATTAAATACGTTGGAATTACTGAGGATATTAGGAAATATTTGGCAATGACTAAATTGCTGATTGCGCCAAGCGAATATGATAGTTATGGGATGGCTCAGGTAGAGGCCCTATGTTGCAATATTCCTGTAATTGCATCAGATATAGCAGGATTTAGAGAAAGCCTCGCAGATAGCGCCGTTTACGTTCAGAGAAACAATATTGATTCATGGGTTGAAGCGGTCACAAATAGTGACCAGTTATTTAAAGATAAAAAACCAATTGAGAGGGCAAAGCAATTAGATCCGATTAAGGATTTAGCCAAGTTTGAAAAATGGTTATTAAAAATTAGTAAATTAGCAACAAAATAATGGACAAGCCTTTTAAACAGAAAAAAGAATATGGATCAGTTAAACGTAGTAAGCCTAGATCAAGCGAAATTGTGGCTGAGAGTGGATTTAGATTACGATTACGAGGATACATTGATTACTGCGTTAATAAAATCTGCGGTAAATCAAGTTGAGCAATACACCTTGCAGGTGTTATGGCAGAGAAGCATAACCGAAATTACGGACCGAAGCGGAAATTTAAAGATATACAACTATCCAATAATTGCGGTTGAGGATGTAGTTAATAAAGATTTTGAGGATGTTACTTTTGAGATTGAGGAAAGTCAATGGTACACTAATGTAATTACTAATCAGGCAGGGTTTAATACAGTCACTTATGTAGCTGGTTATGATTGGAATTATGATGGAGGTTCCGATGTTCCGGATGATATAGAAACGGCCATTAAGGAAATGATTACTTATTTGTACGAGAATAGGGATAATCCTAAAGAGGAAATGCCAAAGGTGGTTACTTTTTTACTTGCGCCGTATAAGCGTATAACTTTATTCTAATGAATCCAGGCAAGTTAGACAGACGTATTACGTTTGGCGATTTTCTAAGCGTAGAAAACGAATTTCAGGATTACGTTATAACATTTGTACCTGAGTTGGTAACTTGGGCAAATGTAAAGCCTTCGGATGGTTCTAGGCAGTTGGAAGCCGGCGAGCAGGTAATAAATCAGACATACAGATTTACGATAAGATACCGGAGAGATTTTCAACCTACAAAGGACATGAGGATTGAGTATGGAGGGGATTATTTTACTATTCATTCGGTTAGGGATTTAGATGATCGCAGGCGTTTTATAGAAATTTTAGCTATAGTGACAGATGAGAACTCCCAAAATTAACATAGGTCCGTTATTAAAAGAAATTAAATTATTTGGCGATGAGGCCAATAGGTTTTCAATTGCAATTACTAACTCAACCGCTGAGGATATAGTTACTGATGCAAAGCAAAGATCTCCAGTTGATTTAGGGCAATTAAGGCAATCAATTGGTAAAACAGAAGCAAGGGAAGGTTTTAATAGATCATTTATATTTGCAAATGCTCCTTATGCGGCCTATATTGAATTTGGAACAGGAGGAGAGGTTAGCATACCAAAAGGATTTGAGTCAATAGCATCTGAATTTAAAGGCAAAGGAATTAAAAAAATAAATATAAAACCACAACCTTATTTAATACCTGCTTACTTAATTGGAATTACTCAATATCGTAAAAAGTTAAATGAAGTTTTAAAAAGATTAGTTGAAAAATATAATGCAAAAAAATAATTATATTTGGTGAAATGAAAGATCCAAATTTATCAGTATTAAACGCTTATAAAGATGCATTAGCTAATTTGATAGTTGGGGATGTTTCAATACCGGTTTATAGCAAATCGGCACCTTTAAAAAATGTACCTAAAAAATATGTAATTTTGTCAAGTCAGACAAAGGCGCAGAACAAAACAAAGTGCGGATATTGGTATGATTGCACAATGACAGTACAAATTGTAACAAGGTATCCAAATGGAGCCGGAGATTTGAGTTTTGCGATGGTAATTGGCCAAGAGGTTGCAGAGATAATACAAGAGATAGGAATTGATTTTGTGGATTTTCATAATATTGAAACAATGCAGAATTTAAGTACAGAGGTAATTTTAGAAACGGATACAGAAAACGTTTTTCAATACATATTAATTTTTAATCATAAACTAAACATAAACTAAAATGGCAGACGAGCAATTTTATTCAGGTAGTTTATTCATGCTTTACATTCGTAATTCAGGTACCTGGAAGCCGGTGGCATGTTTAACCTCAAACGGTATTTCAGAGTCTTGGGACTTTGCAGAAACAGTAACTAAATGTGATCCAGGTGTAACACGTAGAAAGCCTACGACTTACTCATACGAGATTCCATTTGAAGGTGTATTTACAGATACGAGCGGAGCAGGTGGAGATACGGCTAAAGCATCATGGGATACTATTAAAGGTATTGCAAGAGCTAAAACATTGGCTGAGTATCAGATAGCATTATTGAGAGATAATGGCACTGAAGATCCAAACTTTGCAGCTCAGTACGGAACGGCTTATTTTTCAGCTTTAGACATAACAGGCGCAGAGGGCGAGTTTATTACTTTCTCAGGTACTTTGTTAGGAGATGGAGATATTTCTGAAACTGATCCTTATCCTGGTTATTAATGGAAGGTCATTTAACCTACAAAATCGGAGAAACGGATAAGCAGTTTTTCTTTGGTAATTATTCTTTAGAGCAAACATTGGAGCATTTCGATGCCTCAGTATCAGATTTAAGTGAATTATTAGGAAAGCAGTTGCTACCATTTTTAAGGATGTTTATGTATCATGCTGCGGCGTATCCAATATTAAAAAAGGGCGAAGTTGTAGATTTTACTCCTTTTGATATTCATGAGTGGATTGATACCGCAGGAGGTTCAGGTGGGCAATTAATTATGGTTGTATCTAAAGAGGTATTCAGAGTTTTAGGATTAAATACTGATGAGCAGCCGGAACAAAAAAAAAGCGAAGCGAAAAGCTAAATTGGAATAAGGATGTTTTAACATTTGCTTTTGGCGAGCTTGGCTTAATGCCTGATGACTTTTATGCCCTGACATGGAACCAATATATATTGACCTGTCAGGGTTTTTTTAATAGAGAAAAAAAGGAATGGGAGCGGATAGGTTGGGCGACATGGAACGGAATGAGGGTACATGTAAATAAAGGGATGCCGACTTATAAAAAATTCATGTCGTTTATTTATCAAGATGAGGAGATAAAAGATATGGATAAAATTAAAGAGCAAATGAATAAGGCAATGGCTAAATATTTGGAAAATGCAAGGAATTGAGATACCTATTGGCGCGCCTTTAGGGCAATTAGATAAAGATTTAAGGAATGCAAATAGTAAATTAAAAAACTTTTCAAGTCAAGGCGAAAAAAGTGTAAATACTTTTGCTACAAAAGCAAACTCAGCATTTAATTCCGTTGCGGTAAGTTTAGCCGGGTTGGTAAGCGTTGGGGCATTTGTTAGTTTTGGCCAACAGGTTTTAGCCGTTACAGCAGAGTTTGAAAAGTTTGGAGCGGTATTGGGAAATACTTTAGGATCTAATGCTCTTGCAAAATTAAAATTAAAAGAGATTGAGGACTTTGCTGCTAAAACTCCATTTGGAGTAAAGGAGCTTACTGAGGCATTTGTAAAATTAGCTAATCAGGGATTTAAGCCAACAGGCGATGAGATGCGAAGGCTGGGCGATTTAGCGGCTAGTACTGGTAAATCATTTGATCAATTGGCTGAGGGTATATTAGATGCGCAAACAGGAGAGTTTGAAAGATTAAAGGAGTTTGGTATTAGGGCGCAGGATGCTGGGGATAAAGTAATTTTTACATTTAAAGGCGTTCAGACAACAGTTGATAAATCATCTGAGGCTATCCGTAATTATGTAACATCATTAGGAGATGCTGAGGGTGTATCAGGATCAATGGCAGTTATATCCGAAACCTTAACAGGTAAAATTTCTAATCTAGGGGATAGCTGGGATCAAATGTTAGTTTCGGTTGGTGGTAATACATCCGGAGTATTTTCAGGAGCTATTAGCATTATAAGTGAAGCAATTAATGAAATTACTGAATTTAACAAAGAGCTTAATACCGCATCAAAATTTAATATTAAAGGAAATTTATTTGAAAGTATTCTTAAATATGCTAAAATAGCTACGAATAGCTCAGGAGCCAATGCTAATTTTGCAACTACTCAAGATATATTAGTACAGGCTATTCAAAGGACTGAAAAAAGTGTTACTGATTTAGTATCAGGATCTATTAGCGGTGCTAAATCTACGGATGATTTTGGAAAATCAATTTCTAAATTAAAAACGGAAGGCGATAATTTAATTAAGGGTACTGCAAATTTAGATTTAAAATCAGCCTATAAAAAAATATATCAGGATGCCATAAAATCTTTACAAGAGGGCAGAAATGCTTTTGCAGTTGAAGCAGCTAAACCAGCCGGAGCAGTATTTGGAACAGGTAAAAAAGAAAAAACAGATAATACTTTAAAAGATGCAAAGAAAAAATCAGACGATTTATTAAAAGAATCAAATGCTTTTGCTGGCAAAATGGTTCTTTCTTTAATTGAATTTCAAGCAAAGGTAGCAGTTGAGGCTGATAAGAAAAAATCATTATTAAATTTAATTGATCCCGATGAGTTAGATTTAGCAGTAAGAGAGGCTGAGCAATCTGCAAAAGCAATATTAGATAAATTTGCTCCACTTGCGCCAATCTTACAAAGTCCGTTTCAAAAATTAGGGGAATATATAAATACTGATTTATTACCACAATTTTCAACTTCATTTAAAACATTTTTTGATGATTTGTTAATGAACGGAAAACTTTCTTTTGATGCTTTGGGACAAGCATTAAAAAATACTTTTATATCTGTTTTGTCTAGTGAGGCAACTAAAGGAGTTTTAAGTTTATTATCAGGTGGCGGAAATGCGGAAAAGGGTAAAGGTGGTGGATTATTAGGTGGCGTTTTAGGTTTATTAAAAATAGGAGGTGGAAAAGCTGCTGCCGGAGTTGCGGCTGGGACTGCTGGGGCAGGTGGTGCTGCGGCGGCGGCCGGAGGAGTAGCGGCAACAGGTGGAGCATTATTACCTATATTGGCCGGAGTTGCTGCGGTTGCTGGAATTGCATCCTTATTTAAAAAGAAAAAACAGGCTCCGGTTCCACAAACAAGCGCCGCAATTAGTACAAGCGCAGCCGGATCAGCTCAAGATTTTGGTGGAGGTAGAGTTGTATTTGAAATATCAGGTACTAATTTAATTGGTGTATTAAACAGAGCAGGCGCAAAATTAACTAGATTTGGATAATGGCATATTTTGAAAAGTATTATTTTAGTTTTTATGCGGATAGGGATACTCGGATAGTTGGAGGCGTTCCGGATGAGTACGTTTGCAATATTCTGCAGTTAGATTATGCAGGGGACCCAATTGAGATACAGGCCCAACAAAATCCTATTCAGATAAACTATCAAAATACATCTAATTTAAAACTTGATCCTATAATGGGGTCAGAATGTACGTTAAATTTAATAGCAACTGAGGACTTTCAATTAGAGCAACTATATACCGAAAATGAACGAGAGTTTATGGTTGAGGTTTATAGAAATTCTGATTTGATTTGGACTGGTTTTATCATTCCGGATGGATGTCAGGAGTCTTTTACTTTTGCGCCTTATGCTATATCAGTAAATGCGGTTGATGGATTAGGATTATTAAAAAACCTATCTTATGTGCAAAATGATGGAAATTTTTATTTAGGCAAACAAAGTTTTTTAGAGGTTATAAATGCATGCCTAATTCGTTTAGATGCGCCAAGTTTAGTTTTAAATACTTGCATAAATATTTATGATGTAACGATGACTGAGGGCGATGCCTTTGATCCTTTGGCTCAGGGGTTTGTCAATAGTGATCGGTATATAAAGGATGATCAGTTTACACCAATGAACTGCGAAGAGGTTCTTAAATCTATTTTAGAGGAGTGGACTGCGGTTATGGTGCAAAGTGAGGGGCAATGGTATATTTTTAGACCAACGGAATTAGCGCTAACAGGCGATTTAGTATTTCGTAAATATTTAGATGGGCAGAGGGTTTACGATCAGCCAACATTTACGGCGGATTTAGATGCTTTATTGGGTGGCGAAAGTGAGGGGATAATTGATGCGCCTTATTTTCATATCAATACAGATCAGTTAAAGATGATTGATAAGCCGTACAAAAACGCTTCGATTTCTTATAAATACGCACAATTGCCAAATGCTATAATTAATCCAAGTTTTGAGGGTGCCTTTACTGATAATCCATTCTTTGATCCGATAGGGCCTAGAGATGATATTAGCATTCCTGAGTGGGATAGGTATGGTACTGTAATGGCAGGAATTAATCCAGGCGGAGGTATAATATTTTATAGCGAAACTATTTTTAATGATGATAATTATTATGAGAATAGTAGCCAATTATATTTTGAGCAAGGAAGCAGATTAAAGCTATCAATTACTTATGAAAGCATTCCTGTAAATACTGCGGGTGTAATGTATTTTGGCGTAGAATTAGATGATGGATTAGGTTCAATATTTTATCTGCAACCAGGCGATGGCAATAACGTATGGAAAGCTACTTATACAGGGGGTACGTTTTTTGTCTTTACTAACATATTTGCAACAATTGGATTATCTACCAGTTTTATAACTACTGAACCAATGCCATACGGAGGTACGATTACAATTAAAATTTATCCCCCAGATGGAAGTGGAGATTTTATTTATAAAAGTATTGGCTTAACTCAGTTAGTAGTTGATGGGGATCCGATTGGAGAAATTCATACCGCTACGCAAACAGGTAAGTTTACATTTGTGCCGCCTACTGTTGATGTATTTAACGGAGATAGTCCTAGCAGTACATTTGTTGGAGCTATTTATGGGCCGGATGAGCTAACCTTAACTACTGAATGGAATAGGAGAGGCTTAACAGAGTCTGTTTTAGCTGAGCCATTTGAAGAAAGCAAAGAATTTCTAAGAATAGCAGTTGAGGAAAAACAGAGGTTATATGCTGGGCCGTTTGTTCAGTTTGAAGGTTCTATATTTGGGTATTTTAATCCGCTGACTAGATGGAGCATAAATTTAATAGATGGCTATTTTATGAATTTGAGCCTAAATTATGATTTGCAGCCTAATATCTGTAAAGCGGTTTTAGGGAGGATTATAAATGAGGAGATAGCAATGGATTATACATTAATACCTGATTTTGGTGAAACAACAAAAGTAACTATCAAAGCAACATGATGCTATTTATAAATGATATGCCGGTTGGATGTTTGAGTAGTGTAAGCCGTTCAGAACAGATTAGCTTTATTGGCACGTGTAAGACTAGCGCAAATGGTGCGCAGACTCAGTTGGGGAGGTTATACACGTATTCAATACCTTTTGAGGGTGTTATGACTACAAACAATGAGATAATCTCTTGGACAGGCTTAAAAGCGCTTGAAAGGATTAAGATTAATTGGGAGATAGTTGGCGAGGATATTGAGGCAGGTAAGGGGTTTATTGAGAATTTAGAAATAATCGGAGCGGTTGGGGATTTTATAACTTTTAATGGGAGCATAACAGGCTATGACTAATTTAATGCTTTACATAAATGATTTGCCGGTTGGTTGCTTATTAAGCAATGGATTGAGTGAGTCTATTAGTTTCATTAAGACTTGCAAAAGTACTGAGGAAATGGGCCAAAAACAATTGGGTCAATTGCATTCTTATTCGGTAAGTTTTGAGGCGGTTTATACAGTAGATTCAAGCGTAATTAGTTGGAATGAATTAAAAGATTTGGGCCGGAGCAGGTTGCTAATGGACTGGTCAATGATTAATTTAGAAACGGATGAGGGCGATGCAGGCGAGGGGTTTTTAGAGAATTTAGAGATTACCGGAGTTAGTGAGGATTTTGTTAAATTTGCAGGAACCATTACCGGTTATGGGCCAATTGTAGATGCTGGAGTTGAGTATTTTGTTTGGGCTCAATCGCCTGGCAATTTTGTTGATAATGGTGGTGATGAGTATGTATTTGTAAATTAAGAAAGATATGCCAGTTATAAATGGAGTGTACACTAAAGATTTTCCGGCATTAGGCAGGGCGCCAATTGATACGGATATAATCCCGATTGCAGAGTTAGCTAATCAGATAACTTATAAAACTACAATTGGAGCAATATTTAACGCTAAGGTTTTTGGAACGACTGGGAGACTATCAAAGTTTATCGGTGCTAATACATTAGGCAATTCTATTTTAAATGAGATAGGAAATGCGATACATCTAACAAATGGCGGTTTAAGTTATGCAAGTTTTGGGATAATAAATCCTGGTACTCCTGGAGATCCCGGAATTGATAACGATGCTTATATAGGGTCAACTATAAACAATGATTTTACAATTAGGGTTAATAATACTGAGGCTGCGAGATTTGATACTGCATTAAGGTTTAAAATAGCAAACATTCAAAACGCTACAAGCGATACTGATAAATTTTTAGTAAGTGATGGCGGAGTAGTTAAATATCGTACCGGAACTGAATTACGCTCAGATATAGGTGCAGGGGTTGGCTCGGTTACTAGCGTTGGTTTAACAATGCCAGTAGCGTTTAGCGTTGCTAATTCGCCAATTACAAGTGCAGGGACTTTAGAGGTTACGGCAATCGGGTCGGCTTCTCAATACATTCGGGGCGATGGAACTTTGGCAACTATTCCTTCAACATCAAGCGGAGGTGCTAATGTTAATTATTATTTAAATGGCTCGGTTGCTGCAAGTGTGGCGACTTACAAGCAAATGGATAACAGTGCCGTAATTGGTGGAGGTACTGACTTTAATTTAACAGGTAATGGATTAATTGCTCAATTCTTAACCGATGCGGGTAACCCAAATAGATTGCTTATTCCTGGAGGTGCTTGGAATTTTGAAATGTACTTTAATGTTAGCTCAAGCGGTGGCAATTCTAAATTTTATGTTGAATTATTAAAATACGATGGAACGACTTTTACAAGTATTGCAA